GTAGCTAGTTTAAATTCGTGAGCAATCATTCCTGGTGACCAGCTTAGACGTAAATGGTTGAGAATTTTTTGCTTTAACTCATCGCTCAGCTTAGTTTTCCGACCACATCGTGATCGCTTGTATTCGGCATCTGTTTGTGCTAATTCAGCCTGATAAGGTTGACATCGAGATAATTCATAAGAAATTGTTGACGGTGATCGGTTCAGCCGAACGCCCATTTGGATATTGGACAGCCCTAGTTCACAAAAGGTTTCGATTTTAATTCGTTCGGAATAGGTTATACTAGACAAAAGATCAGCTCCTAAAAGATGGGTTTGTGGTAAACACCATTTTAAAGGAAGCTGATCTTTTTTGTCCGAACAGCGTTCGGATTAATTTTACAATCTACCAATAGTGTTTCTTTTTTGTGACTTCGGTTAAGTTATCAGCTAACTTTTTAGCGCCAGCTTTGGTTATCTTCTCTTGTTCATCTTCGTTAGGGACTAGCTTGCGGACGTCTTTAAGCCAGCTTGCTAGTTGGTCGGCCATATCATCGTTTGCCATAGCTAAGCCCCCTTAGTAACGAGTTTTAAAGTCAGGTAGTCGTAAGTTAAATAGCCATTTGAATCGTCCATGCTGTCGTTAACCACACTGTAAAGGCTACCTTGATATTGGCATTTAACACCCTCTTTAACGGTGCTATTGTGACGTACGATGACAACAACCTCATCTAATTGTTCAGCTGTTAATTGGTAGCTACTAGCAATGCTCCTCGTGTAAGGGGCACACCATAAACTGGCCGTGACTACAAACGTCTGCTTAGATGTTCCATTAATCGGGTTCTGAACAGTTTTAGTTGTGCCTATTTGAAGCTTACGGTTAAATCTGGCCGGTGTAAGTTTATTTAAAGCCATTTATCCAGCCCCCTTAGCGAGGCAAATCGCATCTAAGTGATCAAGCATTAGTAAAACACCTTTGGGCTGTCCGTTGGCTAGGTTGCGATCATAATAAAGTGCCTGAGCCAATGTGATGATAGCCCGTGCATACAAGGGACTGTCTGCAATATCTGGATAGGCAGAGTATTCAATGCTATCATTTACAATTAACTGGCTAGATACTAACAAACTAGTTATTGTAGCCAATTCTTCGTCAGTCTGATCAATATGCAACTCATCGCACACTTGTTTAGCCAACGTTTCATCAATTGTAATTTAGATAACCCCCTTTCAATTAGCTGCCCGTCTTGTTACCGTGCTGTGTATTTATTAGCGACTAGTTAAATGCTACTTTCCAGTGCCTGCGGTTGAGCCTGACGTAGTATTGGTTGTGCCCTTGATGTTGATAATTAAATCCTTACGAGCTTGAACAACATCTTCACGCAAATAGATCCCCAATTGTTGATACCAAACATCATAGGTATCCATGAATTTACCGGTAATTTCGTTGTTTTTAAAGTTAATAACCGCCTTTTGCAACGGTGCAATAATGATATTTACATCGCCAGCCTTAGCGCTTGGGAACAACGTATCATCAATCACAACAACCGTTTTGCCAAGAATCGTGCTACCAGTTCCCTTAGTTAAATCTGGTTGAACCAGTGGACGACCCTGAGTGTCTTTTAGCTGGTCCAAAGCATTAAAGGCAGATTGAGACAATACAATTGAAGCGGCTGCACTATCGTTAGGCTTCAACGTCATGTTAAGTGCCGTCTTGATAGCTGCAACCAAGTCAGTCGCTTCCACAGCGGTAACGCCATCAGTCAATGCCTTAATAATTAAGTCATCATCAGTGTTATCACGTAATGTAATCAAACTTTTGGCTAGTTCTGATTGCCAATCATAGTCGGAATCGCTGAGCAAGTCCTGTGAGTACACATATGCTCCAGTCTTTGTTTGCAAATCCCAATTAATTGGAACAACTTTCAACACGTTGTTTTTAGTCGTCGCACCGTATTCAGAATGGTCTGATAGTTTTTCATCAGTGTCCCACATTACTGGCAGCTTGCCAGTAGTATGTTTGACTGATACAGTCCGAACTAAGTTGCCTAAACGTGGGAACTGGTGTGTTTCGTGTTCTACGTTTAAAATATCTTGTGGGATAAGTACAGACCCATCAGATAAGCCAATACCCCCAGTTACATCACGTGTTGTTTTACCATTTTTTAACACAGAAAGCATATCCCGCTTGTTAATTTCCATTTCCTTATCTTTAGTTAATGTCTTCACTTTTTCTGACCCTCTTTTATTTTTAGTCTTAGTTTTTGAGTCTTCCTCAAGTTCTGAATCATCAGAACCGTCATCATCTGATCCACCATCGTCACTATCATCAGGATCATCATCCCGTTTAGAACTTTTAGTCTGCTTTTTAGTGGAATCAGTAGTGCTTTCACCATCGTCTTCGGTGTTATCACCATCTTCTTTATCTGAATCACCCTTAGAATCCGTCTTAGAAGCACGGTTTTCTTCTTCACTTAGCAATTTCAAAGCTTCGATTTTTTCACGTAGACCGTCACTTTTACTGCGTAATTCCTTTACTTCATCGACACTACGTTTGATTTCGGCAATGTCGCTATCTTCCTTGTCCAAAAGTGATCGTGAAGCAATCGTTTTAGCTTTTAACTCAGCTTCATTTTTTGCTAGTTCTTCTTGCAAAGTTTCGATTTTCAAGTAATGTCACTCCTTTTCTAATAAATCCAACAAAAAACCGGCCTTGAGCCGGTATTGTTGATCATCGTTAAATTGTTTAAGCCCTCGTGATACCGATACTGAAGTTTGCGTGTAAGCAGGCAATGCTGTAATACTAATTTCAACTAACTGGTCAATTTGATTAACGGTATGAATAACATTGTCGTTATTATCAAATTCCCAGTCGTCATCAGCAATCGTGAAGCCAAATGAGCAGCCTTTTAAGTTCCCATTCTTGATGTTTTCATAAACATCTCGTCCTAACGTCGTGTTCGGCATGTTCAATGTGAATAAAACACCGTTCTGATCAACCTTTAATTCTAGTGAGCCACTATCGACCCGCCCTAGAATGTTGTCTAAGTTATGGTCATACAGTGCAATGACACTGTTCATATTGACACCGTCGAAAGCGTCTGGACTGATATACTCGGTAAAGCCCATGTCTTCACTGGGTTTGCCAAATACTACTGCATAACCGCTTACTTGGCCAATTGCTGTGGTATCATCACTTGATAAATCACGAGTTTTTAAGTCTTGAATGTAAATGCTGCGAACATTTTCATCCTTATGAATCTTGGTTGCCGATAATTCCATTACTTATCACCCCCTTCTCGGCAAGCAATGTCTTAACTTCATCAGCATTGAACACAGGATTTGCTCCCGTATTGAGCTTTGAAATCATATCAATGATTTGACTACCATCTACGTCCGTACTGTCACGAACATTCAATTTCAAATCAGGTAGATTTAACTTAAATGCCAATTCCGAAATCATCGGATTAATATACCGGTTCAATGAACTGGCGTAAAACGACATAATTTGCTGACTATTGCTTTGTGCATCTGCTTTTGTGCGGTTCAAATATGAACTAGGAACACCAAACGCTTCAGCAACCCGATCAGCAGACCAGTCTAAGTTGTTCAAAAATTTAGCAACATCCGCATTAATTTGAATCGTACTAAGCTGTGCCGACTGATCCATCACGATGGTTTTACCAGCATTTTCGCCAGTATTTTGTTCATCAAAGCTATCTCTGATAGAATTTTTTGACTCTTTATCAAGTTTGGCATCTGGGACATTAATAATGGTACTTGGATTAATGCCATTTATAAGTGTGGATAATGTCAACCGATTAGCATTTTCACTAACCTCAACCGGGTAGATGAGACTATCTAAAGGCGAAATTCCCATGAATTCTTGTCCGCCAACAATTTCGCCTGTCGGCATCAATCTGATATGAATCATTTCAGAATTATCTGCCACTGCGGTACTACGATTATCGGTAAAATTAATTTCATAACTAATATTTTCAAGGCCATCTGCTAAATTGACATTTACTTGTGACGTTGGGATCTGTTCTAACCATTGTGTAGAGCCTAATTCACCATGAATCAGCAAATAACTATTACCAGTTAGTAAGGCTTGAATCAGGCTAGACTGCCAAAAGGAATATCCATTAATCAATTTACTTGGCTGTTTCAGTAAATGGTCATATTTACCGGTATTCTGAAATGCGCAACTTGCAATATCGCTTGAAATTAAATTAATCATTGCAAAAATGTCGACATTTTGGAGTGCTCGACGTGCATCAACAAAATTGTGTGGAATAACTTTGCCATTGCTAACGCTGAAACTAGGGACATAGCCTTTACTGCCTAAAAATTGCGAGCGTTTCTCAAACATCTCAAATGGTTTATAAATGGTAGATTGCAAATTTAATCCGAATTTTTGGACAAATTTGTCAGCATCACCTGATACGGTGTTTGCCAGTCGAGTAT